ATGAGCAAAAAGCTAAGCTCTCTAGCTACTGCGATATTAAAGACTGGAATGTATACAAGATATATACTGATGGTGGTTTCTCAGGAGCAAATACTGACAGACCAGCGCTAGAGGGACTTATCAAAGATGCTAAAAAAAGAAAATTTGACACGGTTCTAGTCTATAAGCTGGACCGTCTTAGCCGTAGTCAAAAAGACACGCTTTACTTGATAGAGGATATTTTCATAAAGAATAATATAGCCTTCCTGAGCCTACAGGAGAATTTTGACACCTCTACGCCTTTTGGCAAGGCTATGATAGGGCTACTCTCTGTGTTTGCTCAGCTAGAAAGGGAGCAAATCAAGGAACGCATGCAACTTGGGAAAATAGGACGTGCCAAGGCTGGGAAATCCATGATGTGGGCTAAGACGTCCTATGGATATGACTATCACAGAGAAACTGGAACCATTACTATCAATCCAGCCCAGGCTCTGGCTGTTAAGTTTATCTTTGAGAGTTATCTGAGAGGGAGATCCATTACAAAATTAAGAGATGACCTAAACGAGAAATTTCCCAAAGAAATTGATTGGAGCTATCGGGCGGTCAGAGCCATACTAGATAACCCTGTCTACTGTGGTTTCAATCAGTTCAAGGGAGAAGTTTATCCAGGTAATCATGAGCCAATAATTACAGAGGAAGTTTATAACAAGACAAAGGAAGAACTGAAGATCAGACAAAGGAATGCACTTGAAAATTCTAACCCTCGGCCATTCCAAGCAAAATACATACTATCAGGTATTGCCCAATGTGGATATTGTGGCGCACCTTTAAAAATTTTAATGGGAGTGGTGAGGAAAGACGGCACTAGGTTCATCAGGTACGAATGCCATCAGAGACACCCTAGGAAAACTAAGGGCGTGACTGTATACAACAATAATGAAAAATGTGACTCAGGATTTTACGAAAAAGATGACATAGAAAACTATGTACTGACAGAAATCAGCAAGCTACAAGATGACGCTGGTTATTTGGACAAAATATTTTCAGATGACAATGCCGAAACCCTAGACCGTGAGAGCTACAAGAAACAAATAGAGGAGCTGTCAAAGAAACTCAGTAGATTAAACGACCTCTACATAGATGATCGCATTACTCTTGAAGAATTACAGGACAAGTCAGCTGAATTTATAAGCATGAGGGCGACTCTTGAGACTGAACTAGAAAACGATCCAGTTCTTGGAAAAGACAAAAGAAAAGCTGACATGAGGGAGCTGCTAAACGCTGAAAAAGTATTTTCAATGGACTACGAAAAGCAGAAGGTACTTGTTAGAGGGCTTATAAACAAGGTCAGGGTAACAGCTGAGGACATTGTTATCAAGTGGAAAATATAAATAATTTTAGTAACCTACATTTCAATCAAGGATAGTAAAATTTTTGATAAAAAGTACTTCCAGAGAAAACAAAAAAACCGCAAGCAAATGCCTGCGGTTACAATTAGAACAATATTTTAGAAATTTTCCTTTCTTTATTTTAAGAAAATTATTTTGTAGTAATTAAGCCGTTAGGCTCAACCGTAAACTCTGGCTTGTCTGCCATTGTGCCGTCTGAATTGAGGTAGTACCAACCAGAACCGTCTGCTGACTTAATGAACTGCTTGGATTTCATGTCGCCATCCTTGGCATCGAGGTAGTACCAGTGCTCCTTGTACTTGACCCAGCCAGTGGCCATGGCACCAGTTTCTTTGAAATAGTACCACTTATTAGCGATAAGCGCCCAACCAGTAGCCATTGCACCACTTGGGAGTAAGTAATACCAGTATCCGTCCGTATGCTTGTGCCAAGCGTTAGCCTTCATGTAACCGTTGCTGTCGAAGTAATACCAGACATCGTCAATCTTCTGCCATTTGTTCGTTGGATAATTTCCATCTGCGTTGACATACCACCAGCCAGTTGAATTTCTCTTCCAACCTTCTTGGTTACCCTCATTATCGAGCATTTCTTGAACGGTTGAACCGAGCGACTGATAATGCTTGATTTTAGCAATCACATAGTCACGTAAGCTGTCATTGTATCCACCGTGCAATTCGAGGGAGCGGGCAGGACATGAAGTGCTTGAGAACTCATTATGAAACTTGATGTTGCTATAATTTGGAGTATCGCCATAATAAGTCATATCCTCAGCCATTTGGCGCAGTACCATGTTTTCATTTTCAATGAACTCGGCATCCGTCGAATTGTACTGCTGGCATACTTCGTAGCTGAGCGAGTTCATGTTAGCATCATAGTTCAATGCAGACCAAGTGCCATTATATGTATCTTCGACACGAGCGATTGCATCACGAGTGATGTAGTAATGAGCGAAACCAAGCTCAGACTGGCCGTTGTCGTATCGAGATTGCAACCAATCCACATAGCTTTCAGCGCTCATAGAACCAGCATCATTGTGCATGATATAATATTTTGGCTTCTCAGTTGGACGTGAGCCTGCAATCCCATTGAAAATCGTATTATTGATGATTTTAACCATTATTACTCCCCTTTCCACGCATTGTTCATCCGCTTCACCGCTGACTCGACAAATGTGTCGAGTTCCTTATCAGTCATACTAATGTTATATTTGCCAAGTTCAGCACGGATTTTCGTACGGGCTTGTTCCAGCTTTTCCTCACCCTTGAAGCCTGTCTCTTGAGCTACTTGCTCCACAGCGTTGACCGCGTTCTTAGCAAGGATTTCGACAATCTTGATGGTCTTTTCACCGCCTTTTTTAATCAAAAAATCCTTAATCGATTTGACCGCGATACCAGCCAAAACAGTCAAGATTCCAGTAGCTGAAGCGATAATAATTTCAGTAATTTGTTGCATGTGTGTTTTCCTCCGCAATTTCTAGATTTAAGTATTTGTTAAACAGGGCATCGATACGCCCATTCCCACCTAACTTCTTGTAGCTAGAGTGCATTTTGTGAACGATATCCGATTCATGAACCGTTGTATAACCACGCTTCAGAGCGGCTGTGATGTCACGCTCAAGTCTCAGATACATAGTAGATAAATGTGCTTCATCATGCACTGCTAACTTGTTGTTGATTTCAGTTATATTTTGCTTATTCTCCTCACCTATAGCATGAATAGTCCCTAATTCGCCCTTCAGCTCATTGAATTGTTCTTGGTTGAGGTGACCCGCTTTGCTGGCTCTCATTCCAAACCAACCTGTAGCGATAACTCCGATTGTTGGGGCTAGTTGGGTAATAGCGTGTATTGCTCTTTCAAATATTTCAGACCATGACATAACAACTCCCTTCTTAATCAATCCTTGGCATGACCACAGTAAGCACACCTTGCTGAAGCATATCAGATAGTGACTGTTCTTTCCATGTGTAGCCCTCTGTTGGCTGCATTTGGAACTTAAAGATAGTTTTAGTTCCACTCGGCCATTTCGGATTCGTATCAAACGGATAAGGCATTGCGACAATATCGCCGTTTCCGTATCGTGTACTTTTAACAAGTGGCTTGATGAACCCAGCTACTTTATTGTAAGCATAAGTAGGCATGCCTCCGTTTTGAGAAATGGCTAGAGCAATCAAAACTTCAGTGATAGCTGAAACCATATCAAGGTTTTCCTTATTATCGGTTGTAGCCTGTTCTACCTTTGTCATGCTCTCTTGATTTTTCTGAATTTGCTCATTTACCTTGTTGAATTTCTCGTTTTCAGCACGGTTTGGGAAATTTTCTTGATAAAGAGCTTCTAGGGCGAGCTCGAAAAGCTCTGTGTTTGATAAGCCAATTTTATCAGCTGGCAATAAGACAGGTACATAAGCACCGTCTGAGTTTACCAGCGTGACTTTTGTGGCGGACGCTGTTCCGCTGGCGTCGTATTCTTGGGACTTCGTCCCGTAATTTAATTTCAAATAACCTCCTTTAAATTTTGAAAGATACATTGTCAAAGTTGAGCCAAGTAGCGTCAACGTTTCCCTTGACGACTACGTTACCTCCTGGGTAAATTCCGACAACAGCAGGGCCATAGTCATTGTTTAAAGCGGATTTGAATAGCGTTGTGGATGGTCTGAAATTTTCAGGTAAAGTAAAGATAATTGACTCACGGGTAGTCTTTCCGCCTTTACAAGTACCTCTAATATAAACCACTCCGTCAAATGTTTTTGAGCATTGAACTTTTTCATACTCAGGATGATGAACCCAGCCATTTTGTAGAGTTAGGACTTGCCAAGCAGAGTCTTGAGTGTATTTTTGGATGTCATCTTTGGTAGCAATCTCTTTCCATTGCGTTGGGGCCCATTTATTGGCGCTATTATAGACTCTAACAAATACACGTCCTGTCCCTATTGAGGTAAAAAATTGGACACCTTTCCAGCTATCAAGCCAAAAATTTTGATACAGACCCCACTCACCGTTTTTTCCTGTTGGGTTGTCATCGTATTTGCCTGATCTCCAACCAAATTCTGTAGCTTGCTTATTCCAAATGTCATCCCATTGAGCACTGCCTCTACCTATACCCCCATTATTAGCAGTCAGTTGATACTGTTGAATAGGCTGGTCATTAGCGTAGATGTCCCCTTTAACATCAAGAGCGCCACGCTCTCTGATTTTGTTGACCCCAACCCCTGAGCGGTCGTAAGACAAAACTACGCTTTCTGTGGGCATGTTGACCATGAACTCAGTACGAGTGAATTTGTCTTCAAGTGCACCGATGACAACCCATGACTGATTAGCTAGATAGTTGCCAGCTAGATTAGCCTGAGAATTGACCAGGCTTGAAATACTTGTCCAGGATCCAGTGGCTGGTCCATTGTCAACTGTGTAAGAGTTAGTCCCAAGCCTTGCGACCTTGAATGTCAAGGTCATTGAGTTCTTTTGACTGCCCGAGACAGCCAGGGGGGCGATTTTGGCATTTCTTGTGACTGTCAAAGTGCTAGAGGTTGAGCCTGTTCTAGCTATGCTAAAACTTAATGCTGGAGCAAAATACTCAAGCACGGTTACAGACACCTCTCTAGCGTCTGACCAGCGTCCACGGCTATCAGACACGCTTGCTCTGATTTTGATTGTGCCGTGATAGTTCATAATGCCAAGGCTTCCACCGTTTGAACTCGTGGACTGGTTTTTGCCGACAATTTCAGCATAGTATCCAGTGATGGATGAGCCGTAGGAGCCGACTGCGCCATTAAATGCAACCCTGATGTTAGAGATTACCTGAATGAACGTGCTTCCGTTTGGGATGAGGTTTTGAGCTGCACCGTTTAGGTCAGACAATGAAATCCCTGTAAATGTAGGCTTGACATTCACTGGCACGCTAGCCGTCAATGTGGTTGACTGCGTTCCTGTCTTAGTAGAGCCTGAGTAGGTATCTACATAGATGGTACCTGTGCCACTCGCTGAGCTGGGAATGTCGTTAGCAAAGTCAAGAGGGATCGTCCACGTTGTGGATGTATCAACGTTAGAGGCAATAGTACCAGACCTATTACCCCAAACATACCGTACAGTATGCTTGAATGTTGAGCTATGACGACTAATATTAATTGTAATTGGACTACCAATAGTTCCAGCATTTACGCTTACAGAACTAGCCCGTGGGATGGTGGTTAGACTGATGTTAGCTGTAACTGTAATTGATTCATGATAACCGTTATTTGGGTTAAATGTGCAGGATAGAGGCAGAGTTTTACTTCCATCTGTATTATGTGTTACGGTACTTGAACCCCTAGCAAGAGTAACCTCTCCGTCCCAGACCTCCCAAGTTGGATTGCTACTGTGGACATTACGCCCATCAAGAGATAGTGAAAGTGTACTACTACCATTATTGTTATATGTGTGGTAATAACTTGAGCGACTAACTGTCATCTCCCAGTTGACAGTTGACGTATTAGCAGCGATATTCTGCGCACCTTGATCAATGTAAACATTTAAAAATAAGCTACCACTTGAATTACTGTATTTTGCCATTTTACCTCCTTTTATCCAACATAACGGATAACATTCACATCTTTGTTAAGATGGTATTGCTCTGTTCTAAAACGCCCAATTTGAACTGATGCGGTGAAAATCCCATTATCAATATTGATAACACCTTGCGAAATATACATAACTTCCTTACCTGCAGAAAACATGGAAATTCTATCACTTGAAACCTTGATAGTTGAACTTGCATCATTTTTACCGATAATCAAGCCCTCGTTTGTGCTCTTCATATACGTATCAATGAATGTTTTAAGCTCTGCTAATCCTCCAAATTGAGTTGTCAACAAATCAATTCTTCTACCTGCTTCAATCAAATCTTTTTCAGATTGGGCTGCATCTTTAGCGTTCTTTTCAACAAAGGCATTATATGCTTTTTCTAATTCGCTAAAGGCCTCCATGGAGGCTTTTGCTTTCATTTCAGCCTCTAAAATCTGTGATTTCTCACTAAGTGCATTCAGCTGTTCTTGGGTTAGAACTTGGCTAGCTTTGGAGTCGATATCCGCTTGAACATCTTCATCTGATAATCTAAAATCAGTCATTACATTGCCAATTTCAAGTTGTACATCTGTAACATACAGATTAACAATCTTGTCATATCCGACATAAAGCATGACTGTTATTTCATCAAAGGGTATATTGTGTTTTGCTGAAAGAGAGAAACGCTGGTATTTGTCGCTGATTTGGGAAACAGGTATATCAAGCCATGACTGTCTGGCAATAACTCCATCTTTTATAAAATGGATTCCAATATGAGCCTCTTGAGGCGCTCCATCTTTTGCAAACAACGCTGAAACAGTAACCGGAGTATCTGCCGGCTGAGACAATGGAATTTTTTGATATATCCCTTTCCGGCGAGGAATAACAGTGTCATTCTCGCTAAACATATGTAAGCCCGACCTGCCCTTATTAGCTGCAGAATGAGTGAAATTATACGCTAATCCATTTACAGAGGCTCTGCTCCACTTATTCTCTCCAGAGAGAAATGAGGCGTTTCTGATATAGTTTTTGCTACCGACTGAAATATTCGCCCAACGATCAGCCCATTTGTACTTAGTTTTATCTGAGCTATCAGCTTTCTCATAATCTGAGTAATGGCCAAAATAACGCTGTCCATTATCTGTCATTGTTAAACCGGAACCATCGGCATTTTCAGAATACGCAAAGTGAACATAAGGTGTTCTTCCATCAGCTCCAGCTTTACCTGGCAGTCCATCAGCACCATCACGACCACGCCATTCTGTCCATAAATATTTCGTAGGATTGTTGCTATTGGTTTCAGTAAAATCTTGATAAACGCCTATAAACGCCTTGCCTTGCCCTGAAAAGCTAAACCCTCCACCAGTTGCATTGTCAGCATAAGCAATGTGGGTGTATTGAGTACGGCCATCTGAGCCTCTTTCGCCGGGCAAGCCACGGTCACCTTTTACCCCGGGTAAACCACGTTCACCCTGTATACCTTGTTCACCTCTTGCACCAGTATCGCCTTTATCTCCCTTTTCCCCTTTTCGCCCATCAAGAACATTTGCAAAAGAAATCTCATCAACAGCAACTTGATTATTATCAATGTAAGCAGCAACAGTTAGCGTGGATGTATCTCTTACGCTTGAACCTCTGACGACATAGCTCATACCTGTTGATACGTTACCATCAAGTGCCCAACGCCATGTGACACCAGCCACAACAGGCTTACCACCTTTATACAAAGTAGCAGTTACTGTACTTTCGCCAGCCCCATTCTTGAAGATGACCCCTTTATCAGTTGCTAACTTGATAATGTATGGTTTTGACGCCTCAAAAAGGCGCTCGAAAGCTGCTTGAATGCCATCCGATAACTTGTTTTCAAGCGCCTTAGCATTTGAAAAAGTTGTCTTGTTGTTCTTCGGATTGGTAAAGCTGATAGTTTGCTCAGATACCCTCATTTCAAGCAAGAGAGTAGGGCTAAAGCCGTCATCATAGACTTTGACTGTGTCTCCTATTTCAAGATCCGCAAAGCCCTCAGCCTCGTAAGTTACTGCTGGATAACAGTTCTTTTTGAGTTCACGGTAAGCCGTCGAACGGATGACCTCAGGATTTGAACTCTCTACCGTCATATCCTTACGGATCCACTGGTCACGGTCCCCTGTTGAGTGAGTAAAAGTAGACGGATACATCTGCATAGAGAGAGGGGCATACAATGCAGCTCCTGACTGGTAGAACTCACGTTCTCCCTTTGCGTTATTGACTGACCAAGCTCCAAGACCCCTAATATCAACTACGTTGCCTTTGTCATCCTTACCTGTTGGGACAACCGTGTTATAGATCCCAGTTTTGTCAATCGCTCTAGTGATCGTCTTGAGGTTTTTACCATACTTCAAGATTTTTGGGCTAATTTGACCAACTCCCTGGTGGCTATCGTCGTGCTCATGATAGACATTGACTGTAAATGACTTGATAGAGCTGTCAGCGTTGAGGCGTGTGTCAAACTCAATTTCTGCGCCAAATTTCTTAGCCAGGCTTAAAAGTCTATTGAGCTTAGTATCTGTGCCCTCCCATTCAGCAGAGATTTTCTTATTAGCAACCTCATTAATACCGATTTTTAAGAAAGTATAGTTGAGCAGGTCCATAGCCTCGCAAAACTCCTTAAAACTCATAGCTTTAGGTGATTTATAAGGGATAGAATACTCATTGATAAGCTCAAGGTTTAGATTGATACCGTAACATTTAATGACCTTCTCATTTTCCTCAATTTTTCGGATTGTATGCAGGTAAGTTCTGCCCTTGTATCTGAATGAAACAAAGGCTTTCTCATTGAGAGAGTTATAAGCCCTCTTTTTGCCTACATCTGAGATAATTGCCTTTTTAAAGACTGTAAAATCAAAGGTACTAGAACCAGTTTCCAGGTATCTTGTCCAGGTGTCATTGAAATAGTTCAATGTATCCTGTTTGTCATTGTCGATAAAAGCCACTTTTCTCAAATTTGAGTCATGTATTGTCAATAACATTGCTATAGATACCTTTCTTTAAATTCTACTTTTACAGTTGGCTTGGTCTTGACCCAACTTGAGCAATAGACCTCAAGCTGACTATTACCTGGAGGAATAGTCAAGAAACTTGATCCATCTACGACGTCTACAATCTTCTCAAGGCCGTCCACTGTGACAGTGTCATTCTCGCTGTTTAGCACAACGTTTGAAC